TTTAACGAAACGGAGGCAACGCGCAATGGTTAAAGAAACACACAGGCTCAAACAGGACAACAAAAGCAACGAGTACAGGCTCATTAATAGTAAGGGACAAGCTATTAGGCTTGGAACAACCGATCTAAAACTAGCTAAAAAACGCTCCCTTGAGCATTTACACAGGGGAAACAAGTGATTAGACAAAAAGCAGTGTTAGAGATAGACCAGGCAAAAAGTTTAATAGAGGCTTTTAGTCAGAACCAACTACATGACCTGCTCCCCTTCCTTAGAATCGGTCAAAAGGGTGCAAAGAAAAACTATCGTTTATGTATTGACTGCCCGATAGACAGCAAAGCAAGGATCGCCAACAAACTAGAAGACTCTTTGGGCCTAACTTTCAAGTGGGTTGAATACGATACCTCAAAACCTGTGCCTGAAGCAACGGGCATGACGCCTGAGTTCAAGGACTACGCTAAAAAAGTAGCAAAAGCAAAGGAGTAATCATCCTTCCACTTCCTCAAACACCGCTTCTTCTGCATCAATTAAGGGTTGATAATCCGCGAGCAACGCGTCAATCTTTTGCTTAATCTCTTTTTCTGATAAAGATTCAAGCGTTCCCGTCCTTATTTCTTTTCTTTCCACATACAGTCCAGCCGCACGACCTCTCTGCACTTCGGCGGAGACGGCGGCGGTCAGATTGCCTTTATCCATGGCCTGATCCCTGATTTCTGCTAGTTTCCTTATGTGTCGAGAAAAAGTGACATCAAACTTCTGCTGTAACTCTTTTTCCAGTTCCTGAATGTAACGAACCACCAAAGGGTACTTACGAGGATTAGTTAATTCAGCACAGGACACGCCGGCCCTGGTTTTAGAGTATCCAGCATCAATAGCACACTGGGTTTTGGTTTTACTGCCATCATTATAAACAAGCTCTCTGGCAAAGCGTTTCTGTTTATCAGTGAGGTGTCTGACGTTTTTTCCTGACGGATTATTCGATCCTGTTGGCCCTTTTTGCCCTTTGACTCCCATTTTCTCTCCTTTTTTATAGGTTATGTTTGTATTCTACACTAAAAAGGTAGGTAAAAGTAACCTCAGTTCCTCAGCTCAACCTCAGTTCCTCAAACTGAGGTCGAAACCCTTATAGGTGCTGGTTTTCCAACGAACCTCAGTTCCTCAGTCGTGTTTTCAATTCTTTGTCTTGATAGTCGGAAGGATAAAACTATGAAAATAGAACTGAGAAATGAGTTTTAGTTAAAAACACAGTGTATAGGGTTTGTTCAGAGCCTCAGTCCTACCTCAGTTCTACTTTTGTAGAAATGAGGTTTTATGGGGTTTGTTGTTTTGATACCACGGAGATCAATTTATCCAAGTACCACCGGGCCTTTTTTAAATCCTCGATTGGTTTTCCTTTGTGCTCGAACCGCAAAAGATATTTCAAAATATTACCGAGCAGGTAGCCAACGAAGCCCTGGTCCCCGGTCCGTTTCCCACCGGTCACCAATTCAATCACCTCGATCACTTCCATGCCGCCTTTATTATAGTGCGGTGGATGGTTTACCAGGTCGACTGTTGCCTCTTTCTTTTCCTTCGCCAAAGCCCTCTCCTTCTCTAATCGTTGTCTGTATTCATACCAATACCCGTCATGTTCACTCGGCACTCTGATCTCTTTACTAAACAAATCAAGTTGGTACTTAGGCAACACCGGCGTCCTCTCTTACAAACACCGGCGTTTGTTCGCCCACATAGGCTCCGACCACATTAAATTCCATGTACTCGACCGCCTCTTCATAATTCATGTCTCTTCTTAGCATCTCAACACACTTATCATAACTGTACACCGCTCTCGGTGGACCCCATTCCAGGGACACCCCCATAAAAGCATCATCGAACCCGTCCGCAGTCAGCATCGACTCCCCGGTCGCATCAAGATACTCCGTCCAGTTTCCCAGTCGCTGTAGTGCATCGTCCATTATTTAAACCCGCCCGTTTCTTCGTAAGCGGAAGCAAACTCATGTAGTTTTTCAATCACTTTTCTATAATTACCTCTAGTGATAGGGGTATTAGGATCAATCATACCTAAAAGTCTTAATATAGCCTCTTTTCTTACACCCATAATTTTAGCCACACACCGTTGAGCGCGTTCTTTGGACTCGCCAAGTTCTTTTAAGTCGTCCATTGCTTGTTTTAGCACCGCAATGTTTTGATAGAGTAGTTTGGTTTCTTCTCTTTGTTGTATTATTTGTTCTTTCATGGTCACGGCCCGTTCCGTTTAATTCTTTGCACCGGTAGGCGTTTAATCCTTATCCATGCCTGCCTGATCCAGTCAAGCAGATTAAACGGAAGGTCCAGTATTTTCTTGATTATATTCAGCATAACGTCTTTGTTGCTCTCTGGTGGAGTTTAGTCTCTCTATATAGTCGTTCATTGTACCGATCATTTTGTCCCACATAGGCAATAGCCCTTCTATCTTAGAGCACGACACATAAAACCATGTGCTCTCTACAGCATGTTTAAAGTTATCTATTTTTAAAGCGGTGTTTCCACCACACCCATGGACTCTTAGGCACTCTATTATAGTCACCTCTAGTAGATCCCCCATAGTTTTCACGTTTAAAGAATCTAAAGTATTAAAAGCCCTTTTGTTCAAGAACATATTGTTTTTAGCGTTTTCGTTTTTCAATGGCCACTTTCCAGGGAAGGAAGTTTTATACTCATCACGAAACAACTCATTAAGTAGCTTTGGTGAAAGCAAAAGTATCTGCTCTTTTATAAGGTTCGGATAAAGCGTTTCTTTAATCTCTGATAAGATTTCGTCTTTGTTCATGTCTTTTAATTATGTTCAGCATATATAGAGTGTCCCATTATCTGTAAGCATCAATTAGGATAAAGGCACACTTTACTTACAGACTGACGAACTGGGACGAATCCGGTTCAACAAGTGTGCTTCCCTTTATCTAGTCGTGTATTAGTAAAAAGCACGGACACAACTAGACTTCGAGCAGGGGACCCGTTATGAATACCGTGCTTCATTTTTAGCATCAAGGTGCGCTTCCATGGTCGAACCGTTCAAGGAGTAGTCTTTATCAAGGTACCCCAAAAACAGGGCTTCAATAGAAATGCCTCTTGCAAGAGCCGCAGTCCTGGCTTTGTCAAAAACCTCTGCGCTCAAAGATAATCTTATTATTTGTTTATGTTTTCTTATCATGTCCCATAAGATAACATAAAAAAGGCGGAAAAAGCAACTAAAAAATGTTGCCAACGTCTTTTCCGTTCACCTCTCCCGACTCAAAACTGTCAATCATGGCGTCCACTGAGGCCGGTCCTTCCTTTTGTCGGACTCGTTTCCACTCCCGACTTATTAGGCGTCTAACGAAATCACTGGAACTGCGCCATTGGTGTTTGCTCATAATGTCCAGGTTTCGTTTTTCAATGGTTGTCAGCCGGATATTAATTTGCGTGTCTTTTTTGTCCTTCAATTTCGGTGTTCTTTGTTTTGTCACTTGAACCACTGTCTTACCTCCCCTAAAACTTCATTAGATATTTGAACCTTCTTTTTTAAAGACGCTAAAATCTTCTCGTCCACTGTATTTTCACACACTAAATCAACATAAGTGCAACTTTTATCCTGTCCGATCCGGTGAATGCGATCCTCGGCCTGTATTCTTAGCTCAAGATCATAGCTATTGGAATAAAAAACCATGTGAGAAGCCGCCGTCAGCGTCAGTCCCCGGCCCCCGGTGTGCGGATTGGAGACAAAGAATCTTAGTGGATGCTCTAGGTCCTGGAAGTTCTCAAGGATTGCTTCTCGGTCCTTTTGTGGAGTCTTTCCGTAATAGGAAGCCACGCTATCATCCCCATAAACTTCGGCTATTTTCTTGGTCAACTGCTCTATATCAGTTTGAAACACCGCAAAAATCACTGCTTTGCCGCTAATTTCTTCCAACACATTAAGCGTTTCCTTCACCCGATTGTTCTTGAGCACCTGCACCTCCCCCGAAGGAGAACGCAAACTGCCCGCAACAATTTGTTGCAACCGCATTAACTGAGTCAGCACCGTTTGCGTGGTATAGAGCTCATCCGCTAGAATCATCAGCGCTTCTTTCCGCATTTGTTCATAAACCTTTTTCTGTTCAGCCGTTAGCTCAACCCTTCGTTGCATGTAAACTTTTTCCGGAAGATCAAGACACTTGTCTTTGGTGTAGCGTGCAGAAAATTCTTTGAGCATGCCTTGCAGTTCATCCATCCGATGATAACCCACAATTTCTTGAAAGCTATTGTGTCCCATGCGCCGCATTTTAGTGATCGCGTATCGTGCTTTGAACGCATAGTAGCTTTTGAAACCTAAAAGCAGTGGATTTAAAAAGGCGCACTGTGAATACAGATCAAGAGGAGTTTTAGTCACCGGAAAACCGGTCAGAATCCGTTTATAAGGCGCTTCTCTTGATAAATTTAATAAACTTTTTGTTCGCTTGGCTTGTGGGTTCTTAATCAGGGTGCTCTCGTCCACTGCAATCATGGTTTCGTGAGCCAAAACAAAGGCT